ATATGAAAAACAAAGAGGAAGAACCAGTAGATATTTTTGAAGAAGATGTAGAAACTAACGTTGTTCCAAGATTGGCCTTGGGCGGTGATCCAGGACAATTTACTGATCCACTGCGTACACCTGACGATAGTGATATTTATGTTCAAAGCATACAACAAGGCTCACCATACTTAGGCATAGATGAGTTAGATATGTTTTTTGAAGATGCGAATCTCAGACCCACCGACAGAAAAGAAGCTCTACCACCAGAAGTACAAATGGCGTCGAATGTTGTTTTTGGTAAAGCACCAGGCTGGGCGATTGCTGGAGTGAATAAAGTTGATGATTTACTTCGTGGAGGAAACACAGGAAAAAGAATAGAACAAGCAGATTATCTATCTGATCAGGCAGGTGCTATTCTTGGAGAGAAGGCAAATCGTTTTTTCTCGGGCCTCGAAGCACGGCTCATCGACCCTAATGCACCAAAAGTATTTTCACGACCAGAGGATTTATACAACTTCCTACAATCAAAAGGGATTTCTAAGGCTGAGGTAGAAGATTATCAAATACCACAGCTCATTGCAACAATGGCAAAAACAGGGCAACCTATTACAAAAGAGGCGTTGTTAGAGAGAATTAAAAATGCGCCTATACGTAAATTAAAATCTTACACAAGAGGATTTAGGTCAGAAGTAGAAAACCCTGATGGTCAATTTGTTGATGGTAAGTATGCGAGAGAGTATTATGAACAAGGATCTATACCTGATTCATATAGAGAAAATATTTTGTATCTTAAAGCAGAAGATATTCCTGGTGACGTGGGTATATACAAACACAGCACGCACGGATTTTTTCCTGATGATACAACAAACTACGTGATCGGTTGGACGCGGAGCACGGACCGCTATGCAATCATACCAGGCACACGAACGCAAATAACTAACGTTGGTCCAAAGATAGATGAGTTAAATAAAAAAATAGAGAGACTAAATAAAATTGTAAATAAATCACCAGAAGATATAGTTAATCAGTCTGCTGGGCGGGTGTCCTTGGAACAAGCAACAATAAACATAAACAAAGCTAAAAAACAATTAACACAAGCGCAAGATGAATTAGCTAACGTTGGTAAAACAGATGATGCGGTGGTAACAGGCGACCAAACAGTTAAAGTAACATTTGCCGATGAGATACAATCAGACATTATGCAAACGTACAGAAAACATTTGGAAAACGTTATGGCTGATTATCAAAAACTAATTGATAAAGGTATTGACGTTAAAGATACAGCAAAGATTAGAGCAGAAGGTTATCGAATGGATCTACGAACAGATAACGATATTTTACAATTCTATGCAAAGCATAAAAACTTAATGCGACCTGTATTTAAAACGGAAGAAGATTTTGCAGCTTACATAAATGAAATTAGAAAATCACAAGCAGTATTTAAAGACTTTTCAAAAATACAACCAGGTCAAATGCCTCCAGGAGCGCTAGCCGCTGTTCAAGCCGCTGGTAAAGAGCGAGATAAGGTATTAACAATGTTTGAGGAAGCATTCACAAATCCTGAAACATTAAAAAAACTATTTCCTAATATACCATTTAAAGACAGAAAAGTATGGGGTGATGTATTAATTAAAAATGATTTAGCAGCAGCCGCAAAAAGAAAATTTGTTGATAAAGACGCGAATGCTGCTGACTGGTATGTTATATCCCCAGCAGAACTTGTAGCAAATAGATATGGTCAAAAAGGAACAACGGCTACACCTTTTGCACAGAGAACGAAAGATATGAAAGGTATTGGTCAGTATGAGTTCTACGGTGGTCCTAATGTGGTAGATCCTAACGGAAAACACTTTACCAGTATTTTAGAACAATCTTTACGAAGAGCGGCGAACGCTAATAATTCTGAGATTAAAATAGTTAAGGTACAGATAGGAGAACCTGAAACTATAACTAGATCTGTACAAATTGTAAATAGGCAAGGAGATGTTGTTAAAGAGTTTAAAATGCCTAAAAAACTTAGTGGGGAAGCCGTGTTTGCTGATTATATGGCTAAAGCACAAAAATACATAGAAGAGTCTGGTGCAGAAGGTTTAGTTGCTAGACCAATAGAGAAACCTTCGGGCTTTAAAACTATAGATGCTTATGCTATAAAGTTAACCCCTGAAATGGTATTACCAACAAAAACACATCTGGCTTCTGGGGGATATGTACGATATGATCCTCTTGTGTCAATGGATGAAATGATAGGAGCAGCATAATGGTTGTAGAAAAACCAGCAAATTACGACGAGCCGCAAACGGTTAATGATGAATTAATGATACCACCATTGGTGGGAGAGACAGTCGAATTAGAACCTGGCACTGATCAAGCCATTGATATTGAAATGACAGAGGATGGTGGTGCTATTGTTAATCCTGATATAATTCCACCTGAAACAGGGTTTGATGGTAATCTAGCAGAGTTTATTGATGAGAATGATTTGCAAAATATTTCTAGTGAGCTTAGACAATCTTTTGAGGATGATAAGTCATCAAGAGAACAGTGGGAAGAAACATATACAAAAGGATTAGATTTACTTGGATTAAATTACACCGAAAGATCTCAACCTTTTCAAGGAGCGAGCGGTGTTACACACCCCTTATTATCTGAGTCAGTCACACAATTTCAAGCACAAGCGTATAAAGAATTATTACCAGCAAGTGGCCCTGTAAGAACACAAATTATTGGTTCAGCTAGTAAAGAAAAAGAGGATCAAGCACAGCGTGTAAGTGATTTCATGAATTATCAAATCATGCACGTGATGGAAGAATATGATCCTGAATTAGATCAAATGCTTTTTTATTTACCTTTGGCAGGTTCTACGTTTAAAAAAATATACTACGACGCAAATCTTGGAAGAGCCGTATCTAAATTTATACCAGCAGAAGAGTTAGTTGTACCTTACACAGCTACTAATTTAGAAGAGTGTGAAAGAGTAACTCACATTTTAAAAAGAACAGATAATGATATTAAAAAAATGCAAGTCACGGGTTTTTATCGAGATGTTGATTTACAAATAAATCAAGAAGAAAACAAAGTTGAAGAGAAGGAAAGAAAATTATCAGGTATAGAAAAAACTGGTTACAGAGATGATCAATATACTTTATTAGAAATGCATGTTGATTTAGACGTACCAGGATTTGAAGATCCTGATGGTATTAAACTTCCATACATAGTTACAATAGATGAAGGATCTGGAAACGTTCTTTCTATTTACAGAAATTATAAAGATGGCGACACCTTATATAAAAAACAACAATACTTTGTTCACTACAAGTTTATGCCTGGTCTTGGTTTTTATGGCCTTGGATTGATTCATATGATTGGTGGTTTATCTAGAACTGCCACAGCAGCTTTACGTCAATTAATTGATGCTGGAACATTATCGAATTTACCTGCTGGTTTCAAAGCTAGAGGTTTGCGAATAGCAGACGACGATAGCCCTATACAACCTGGTGAATTTAGAGATGTAGATGCACCTTCGGGTGATTTACGCGCAGGTCTTTTACCTTTACCTTATAAAGGAGCTGATCCAACTTTATTTCAATTACTTGGTTTTTGTGTTCAAGCAGGAAAAGAATTTGCAACCGTAGCTGATCAAAAACTAGGTGATGCTGCAAACGCGGGAGCTCCTGTTGGCACAACAATGGCTTTAATGGAAAGAGGTATGCGTGTCATGTCCGCTATTCATAAAAGAATTCATTATGCTCAAAGAATAGAATTTAAATTACTTTCTAGAATTTTTGCAGAATCTTTACCCCCTCTGTATCCTTACGAAGTACAAGGTGATTTACAGTCATTAAAAGCTAGTGATTTTGATGAGAGAATAGACATTATTCCAGTTTCTGATCCAACTATATTCTCAATGTCACAACGTGTGACGTTAGCACAAACACAATTACAATTAGCTGAAGCTGCACCACAAATGCATAATATGTATGAGGCGTATAGAAGAATGTATTCAGCAATGGGTGTTCAAAATATTGATGCTATATTACCAGTTCCTACTGGGCCAGAACCAATGGACCCAGGTATGGAAAATGCAACAGCGTTATCAGGTGGTTCTTTAACTGCTTTTAGAAAACAAAATCAATTAGCTCACATAGATGCACACAGAGCTTTCTTTTCTAGTGTTTTAGTAAAAAATAATCCTCAAGTCATGGCTATTTTGCAATCACATATTATGGAACACGTGTCATTACAGGCAAGAGAAGAGGTGGAACAAGAAATGGCAAAAGAATTTGAAAAGTTACAGGCTCAATTTGGTGGTAAATTACCGCCAGAACAACAAAATGAAATGCAAGAGCTAGTAGAATCTAAAATTGCGGAGAGAATTGTTGAAATGACTGAAAAAATGGTAACTGAAGAACAGCAAATGATGGCTGAACAAGGTGAAGATCCACTAATTCAGTTAAAACAGCAAGAAATTAACTTAAAAGCGCAAGATTTACAGAGAAAAGCAACATACGATGAGGGTAAAATGGCTTTAGATGCTGCAAAATTGGCTCAAAACGAAGAATTAGCAGAGGCTAAGATAGATTCACAAGAAGATATTGCACAATTACGTGCAAATGTTAATCTAAGTAAACAAAATGACAAGCGCAACCGTTAGATTACAAGAATATTTTAACGAATTAATGAACTTTGCTGATACAGCGGTCACAAATCAAGAAGAACAAATACTTTTAGCAGGTTCTATGATGGCTGTAGCTAAAATGTTGTATCATAATAATTTAAATGAAGATGAATATAATAATATTATGGACCACAACGGAAGAGACTTGCTAAATCTGTTAAAACCAACTATACATTGATTATTATGGATAACAAAAAATTTCCTGACATGAGTGGTGACGGTAAAGTTACTAAAAAAGATATTTTAATAGGCCGCGGTGTTATTAAAAAACAAAAAGGCGGCGAAATAAATGGTTTAAAAAAAATGGGCATGAAACAAGGTGGTCTAGCAGGTAGACTGGCTCAACGTGGCTATGGAAA